CTGGCTGATGGCCACCTGGCTAAGATCTTCGTCGCCCTCGCAGTACATCCACAGCTCCAGCAGCGCACGCATAAAGTCCGTCGGCGCCACCTGGGCATTGGTGGCCACGTAGAACGACTGCACCGGCACCGCGTAGGATCTCAGCATCTTAACAACGTCCAGGATCCCGCCAGCGTTCAACGACGGCTCTCCCCCGCTGAACGTCAGGTAGTTGATACCGGTCACCTTGTTGGCTGTAATGAACTTCCGCAGGAACAACGGCGAGAAGTCCCGATCCTCCGCAGCACCCCGGCAGCAATGCTCACAGGCCATGTTGCAGCGTCGAGTTATCTCGATCACTAGGCTATCTATTTCCATTGGTTCAACCTCTTTAGCAGTCCCCGACACTTCCTAAGAAGTCTCTGGGGGTGTTAGTCCTTAATATCCCCGTAAAAGCGCACAAAACCCGGTCAACTGGTGTAACCGCCCCCGTTTACTGGCTTTATCTCTATTCGCTTGGGGATTCAAGGACATATCACTTGAAAGTAACACTTGTAACACGCTATTACAAGGTTTATCCGACCAGGAGAACACGAAAAACGCGCGACGCACTTGTGCCCCTTCGTGACCGCTTCTAAATTGGTCGCCATGGATACACTTACCCTTCCCCTAATGCTGGCCCTGGCGGCGCTCCTGGGTGCCCTGGTGGCGCTGGTGGCCGTCGTGACAGGGTTGTACTTTGCTGGCCGGCTAACTGGTACGATGGGCCGACCGATCATGCAGCTGGATCCTGATAGCCGCGCCGTACCTGGTGGCTTTGCGGATCGGGAGCGTGCCGGTATGGATGAACCTGGTCCGGAGTCGGTGCCTTGGGATGAGACAGAGCCGCCCCGCGAAGGTGTAGACCCTGGTGCGGATCCGGACGCATGGAAAGAAGCTCCAGCCTAATACCCTCGACTACTGACGCTGATGCGCTGGCCCTCACCCACGATGATCGGCTTTTCATCGCGCTATACCTGGAAATTGGCCAGGTGGCGCCTGCTGCTATGGAGGCCTATCACGAACCAGACCCTGTAAAGGCTGGCCGGATCGGCAATGCAGCGTTAAAGCGTATGCCGGACGTGTTCGCCCTGCAAATGGATCACCTGGGGCTTACCGATGCGCACCTGGTTGCAAAAATAAAGGCCGGTATGGACGCCAAGCGCACCAAGTTTGCCACCCATCAAGGCGAGATCACCGATGAACGTGAGACTGATGATAACCAAGCCCAAGCCACCTATACCCGGTTGGCCATGGAGCTGCGAGGCCGCACAGCTAAGACCAACCTAGCCATTGAGGACAGCGAAGCCAGGGTGGGCCTGGTGATACTGCCAGTAAGGGAAGGTATGGAGCTGCCGGCACAGTTCACAGTTGAATCTGGAGACCTTGAGAACGATGGGGGGGTAGGCAACGAAGCACCCGGGCCGGTATGCACAGATCTCGATACAAATGCCTCTCCCACGCCGGAGGAAGGTGCTGACACAGAAAAAGGTCCAGATGGGAGCGATTTAGATGGGTGGGAGTAGCGGTGGGGAAAAAATGTCGGAGTTTGAAAAAGCGATCTGGCGCATGGTGGATGATGCAATTAAGCCACCGTGGGATTGCAAGGAGAACGACCGCGACGATGCGCTGATGTACTGGACGGAGTTTGATCGGGACAAATTTTGCGCCAATCATTTGCAGTCGATATTCTGCTGGTGCCGTCCACAGTTGGCGGTGCACCGGGAAGAAGGGCATTTGATAGCGATTCACAGGCGGGTGAAGAATTGAGCGATCGGACGAAGTACCAGCGGATTATCCGTGTAATAACAAATAGGTGGCTCCGGGATTATATTAATTCCCACGCGGACTGTCCCAGGTGCGGCAGATGGGTATTAACAAATAAGGACGGTGAGCTGGGGCTACATTTGCGGCCGGACCTGAAGGCATTTTGTCAGAAGGTGAAGAAGTGAAGGGCGCGAAGTACATATTTCACCGGAAGGTCCATTCGACCACGAAGCGGATCTATCACCTGTACGACGCGACACTGGACGGGCCGGCGTGCAGGCAGACGATCAAGGACCCGGTGACGGTGAGCAACGTACCGTCGAATCGACAGCCGTGCAAACACTGTTTCAGCCTACGGAGGCAGAGGGGGCGATAGTGAGCGATTTTAACGAAGCCGATTTAGTCTGTGCTCTTGAATCGGGCGAAAAGGAGGTAGATGTAACCGCTCAGTACGGCATCACCTTCGAGAAACTGGACGAGATCATGGAGGCCCACGACGTCAGCAAATGCTCGAAATGCAAGACCTGGCACTTCACTGGCGACGGTGAAGGGTGCCTGGAGTGTGGAGGTGAATAGTGGAGTATTACTGGTTGATAGAAAACAATGCTACGAGTGAATTATTCCGCTACTGGCCCCACAGGACTGAGGCGTCGAGGGTTGCGGCCCTGGTAGGCTTTACCGTGCTTCACTCGTACCCGGCTGATGGGCCACTCCCGGAAAAGTATTGGGCGCTGAAGCGTCATATCCTGCCAGGTGAATAGATGGCCTGGAAACTATTTCGCAGACCAAAAAAGTACGCGAAGTGCCGGTGGTGTCACCAGCAGATCGAGGTGGACGAATTTGGACGCCTGGAGTATCACCTAACGCGGTTGGGCATCCGGCGGCGGCATCGGGTACCGTGCCAGGGAATAAGATCGAAGGCGGTGAAGTGATCCTGATAGGCGACGCCCGGGAACAGATGGCCACCCTGCAGGCCGACGTGTGACTGTGGTAATCAGGAAACCGTGCCGTGCACTGTCCTGGATCCTTTCGCCGGCAGCGGGACCGTAGGAAAAGTAGCCATAGAACTCGGTCTAAGTCCCATCCTGATCGAACTCAATCCGGAATATGTGGAAATGATTAAAAAACGAACCGAAACACAGGTGGGGATGGGGATATGAGCCTGCTGGAACCTGTCGAGGAGCGTTGCGGGGAGTGCTGGTTCCTGGGATTGAATCACGATCCAAGGCGCCACTGTCTGCGAATGCTGGTGCGAGCCGTGTATACATGCAATTATTTCGAGGAGATCGAGGAACTGCCGGTGTATACGCTGGGTCAGCTGGGTTTCCGGCCGGAGACGACGATTAACCGGATATTGGAGAGGGAGCAATGAACAACGGCGAACAAACGGCACCCTTTTGAACGACGATGTAGCATACCGGCCCCATCGGGGTCAGCAGACGGCCTTTCACCTGAGTACCGGCGACGTTTTCGAGCTGTTATTCGGGGGAGAGGCCGGGCCGGGCAAGACCAAATGCCTGACGGCCGAAGCCCTACGTCAGGTAGGGCATCCACGATACCGGGCGATCATATTTCGGAGGACAAACGATGAATTGGAGCAAGTTCGTGATGAAGCTCAGCAAATGTATCCTGCTGCTGGGGGTCGTAGCACAGACCGCGGCAACACTTGGCATTTTAAGTCCGGGGCACGCATATTTTTGCGCTATATGCAGTACGAGCATGATGTTTTCAAGTATCAAGGCCGCGAGTTCCAGTACGTCGGATTCGACGAATTAACCCACTTTACAGAGTTCCAGTACACGTATATGTTCTCTCGGTGCCGATCGGCCGCTGAAGGCCTGCTGTGCTACGTCAGAGCAAGTGCTAACCCGGGTGGTACCGGCCATGCCTGGGTGAAGCGCCGGTTCATCACCGCCTGCCCGGCCTACAAGGACCGTCGATACAAGAAACGCTACTTCAAGCGCGTGGTAGACCAGGAAACCGGTCAATTTGTCGAAGTCCTGGCACACTCCAAGGATCCGATGGCGTACTCCAGGGCATTTATGCCGGCGTCCAGGTTCGACAACCCGAGTATTCAGGACGTGACCATGTACGAAACGCAGATCCGGGCCATGTCCGATCCGATCCTGGCCGAGTCCATCCTGAACGGGAATTGGGATATGTTCACCGGGCTGTATTTCACCAAGTTCTCGCCCCAGGTCCACATTATCAAGCCGTTCGAGATCCCGAAGTGGTGGACGAAGATCGTCGGCATCGATTGGGGCTTCCTTGCGCCCTGTGCGATCGAGTGGAAGGCGATCGATGATTCAACACCGCCAAATGTTTACGGATACGACGAGCTGTACGTGAACGAGAAATCACCCATGGCGATCGCTGAAATGATCCACAAGCGCAACGCCCGGCACAATTTCGGGGATCCGTCGGTGTACTACGGCGGCCGCGATATGTGGACGAAGAATCCGTTGACGTGGAGGCGGGAAGAAACGCCCGAATATACCCCTCACACGATAGCCCAGGCCTTCCAGGACGAGGGAATTATGATCGTGCCGGCCAACCAGGACCGCAAGCAGGGGTGGGCCAATATGCACCGCCTGATGGACTGGAAGGGCGACATCAACGAGAGCGGCACGATGGAGTTCGAGTCCGACGATAAAGAACGGCTCTTGGATCCGCACTACTACCTGATTGAGGGTCGAACACCCCATCTGAAAGACCAGCTCACCGATGCCGTGCGGGATGAAAAGAACGTCGAGGACATCGATGGCAATATCGAGGACCATGCCATTGAAGCCGATCGCTACGCGCTGATGCACATATACGTGACAGCGGAACCGAACATCAAAACGCCGGCGCAGTTGGAAATGGAGCGAATAATGAACCAGGAGGTCCGGCAAGGCCTTTATAGACAGAGGAGATACTGATGTCACGGATACCACCGGGATTATGGAAAGCCAGGTCGAAGCCGGAACACTTTAGGGGCCGGATGTTCGTGAGGGTCCTGGATCTGACATCAACACCCCATTATCCGCATAAGCGATGGACCCGGGAAGCCATTGGCCGGTGGCTGGTGACCAGCGGGATCAACATTACACGGCCCTACAAGAAAAAAAGAAATTGGTTCAAAAAGACCATCACCTTCCGTCAGAGACAGGCCCCTCCAGCCGAGCGTGTTTACCTCGCTCATTGCGAGCTGCCGTAAAATTTCCTTTCTCAGAGCCGGTTCGCGTGCCCTATATTCGGGGCATGGATTTTTGCACGTAGACGCGACTTACGTACTCTAATTTGCCCGGTAGTTGGGGCGGGGTCTGAAGTTGCTGACCGTCGTGTCCTCAGTAAACTCTCAGTCTCCCGCCCCGCAATGGGTAAGGGAGATTTTTCTTTATGGGCGAATCCGGCGAAGCAGGCGATCTTTCCCCGTTCTTCTTCAGTGAGGACGCTGATAATGACCTTATCACACAGGGCCGTCGTCGGTTCGTCATGTCCTTGCGTGATATGCAAGCCCGTCGGAGGCGCTGGCGCCGAAATGAGCAGCTAATATCCGGCGATCACTTTGCAGTATTCCCCGATCTGCCAGACGACAAATCCCGCATAGTATTCAACGCCTGTCACGAAGTTATCGAAACCATCATGCCGATTCTCACCGACCTGTTGCCGGTGCCAGAGGTCAAGCCAAGACCTCGCGGATCCGTCGCGGGGCTGGACCTACGCGGCCTGATCGCCCAGGCTGAAATGCTGGAGTCGGGCATCGAGGACCAATGGGAAATCAACGACATGGATGAGTCGTGGGCAATGGCCCTGAAATCGAGTCTGGACTTCGGCAACGGCCCCATGCGAGTCCTGGATTATAAAAAGCAGCTGATTATTGACCTGGTGGATATTTTCGGCTGGTTCCCCGCTCCCAACTATCGCGGGATCAAATTTGCTCAGTGGATTTGTACGGCCACCCCCGTCTATCTTTCCGAGATAGCCGACACGTATGGCACGAAGGCCATAAAGGATCTGAGGCCAGAGGGCAAACTGGATCACTTCAGGACTTTCCACCTACATAAGGCCGGCGAAACCTCCAGCACACCCCACTCAATCAGTCATAGCAGGCCGGAGCAATCGGGCAGCGACGATTTTGTCAAAGTAGACGAATACCGCCACGGTGATCGCCTGGGAGAGGCCCTGCTTATCGATCTGTGGTGCCAGCATAGCCTTGAGCAAGATATGAACGACCCCACGGCGTCAGAGCCGGGAACTGACAAGCCCCTGGAGCATTACCAGCACCTAACCTGGGCCAGTAATCGCGTTCTCGCCTTTGAGAAGGAATCGAAGTACGAAATCGGGGATCCTCCATTTGTTGAGATCGTGAACTATCCGCAGCCCAATAGCGGTTGGGGCCAGGGCGAACCAGACCAGATCGAGCAAATGAACCTGGCGATCGACGTTATCCTGTCAGAGGCGACCGATGCCGCGATCATGGCCGGGAACCCGCCCCTGATAATCAGCTCAGACGTTGCGAATGTGAATCCGGCCGGTATAAAAATCCAGGCCGGGAAAGTCCTGATTAAGCCCAATCGATCTTCCATTATCGAGTGGATGCAGTCGTGGCAGATGCCCCAGTATATGCAGGCTCTACCGGTGATGATGGCCGACTTCATAAACACGATCTCCGGCGTGCACGATGTCTCACAGGGCCGGAAGCCTGGCCAGGTGACCGCTGCAGCTGCGATCCAGAAGCTCCAGGAGGCCGCACAATCCCGGGTCCGGTTCAAGGTGAAGGCCTCCATGCGCGGCCCGATCAAACACCTCTACGAGATAATTTTACGCTTTATCATCAAGAATGTGACCGAAACACAGTCCCGCCTGGGACGCGACAAGCAGACCGGCAACATCGTGATTCGACAATACTCCGGCGAGGGTATAAAAGAGGGTGATTTCATCGTAGTTGCCGGCGAACCATTATTCCAGAACAAGGCCGATTTCGTGAATTTCCTGCTCCAGATCCAGATGCCCCTTGGACTATTGCCGGAAGAAATGGTACAACTTATGCCAGCGGAGATCCGCGGGGTTATTATGGCTATCCGATCGAGTCAACAGGGCGCCGATGCCATGATGGGCATTGATAAGGCCCAGCTCACGGAGGAGGAAATGGAAATTATTAATGGCGACGACGAGGACGCCCGGACCCGCTTGCTGGTCGTATTACGCAAGCGAGGGGCCTACAATCCTCCGAGTACCCAGGAACCATTGGAGCAGCCCGAGCATGGTACGCCGGCGAAACTTGCTGCTGCATAAGTATTGTCACGTCCAAGCGTCTGAAAGGACCAACTGATGAGCGTTATGGATACAGGATTCACACCACCCACAGCGGAACAACTAGAGTCAGTGGTGATACCAGATGAAACTGACCAACTAGCCGAAGATGATGGAACCTCTGACGGTAAAAAACCCGGCGAGTCTGCTGACGAAGGGACCAACGAAGGCGACGAAAACACTGACAATGGCGGCGAGGCCAAAGACGGTGCGGACGACGAGGCCGAGTCCCAAGACGGCGAGGACGGGTCGGACGGGAAAGATACCGACGGAGAAGACGCTGGTAGCGGCGAAGAAGCCGGCACTAGCGCGTTTACCTTGGGTGAGAAAAAGTATTCGACCGAAGATCTGACCCAAATCGTCACGGATCACGAGAACAACGAGAACTTCGCCAAAGCCAATACTGAACGGGCGCAAGAGATCGCAGCGACTCTCGGCAAAACCAAGGGAGTCCTTGAGTTTATCGGGAAATTGGTTGCTGATCCTGAACAACTTGAACTCCTACAGGACCTCACGGGTGTACAACTGGATGAGAAAGCCCTGTCGGAAATCAAGGACATTCAGGAGTTGAGTGAATCCACTGACGGTGCTCCTTCCGAAATAGACCTCCTGCGTGCTGAATCCGTTGTCAATCAATGGCGCATAGCACACCTGGAGGAATTCGGTAAAGAGGAGGATTGGGACCGGTTCGTGACATTCGCAGAGGCGAAGAAGGAACCGGACATCGATAAGGCGTATACTCTATTCAAGGCCGAAGGTGCGGACGACCGCGTAGCCGCGGCAGAGAAGAAAGCTGCCGAGGAAAAAGAACGCGCTGATGCTGCTGAATTAGCGGCCATGGATGCCCCCCCTGCTCCACTTGGAAAAGGGGCCCAGAGCTTCACAACCGACTTCAAACCGTCGAAGGATGGCACCTTTGACGGTGCTACGAAAGCTGCCGCCAGTATGATACGGGACGCTATGAAATAGCCCGTATAATCATTTTCGGAGCTTTACGACATGGCACTAGATTATGATAAACTTAGTGCGCTCATACGTCTGACCTACCACAAACAGGTCGTAGACAACATCTTCAACTCCAACCCGATTCTCGCTCTCCTTGGCCGCAAAGCCAAGAAGCAGAACGGGGGCCGTCAGGTTATAGTTCCCCTGGAATACGTCGATGATTCCGACGCCCAGGGATTCTATAATGGGTATGACGAGCATAACACCGATCCGGTTGATCCCTTCACCGCCGCAGCCTATGATTGGAAGCTGGCCTATGCAGCTGTAACGATCTCAGGTGAGGAGGAAATGAAGGCCACCGGTCCCGATGCTATCGCGGATCTGCTCGAAGGCCTGATGGCGAACGCTGAAAAGCGTCTGAAGAAGCTGTTTACCACGAAGCTGTTTTCCGCAGCTTCAGCCAATGCCTCCAACGAGATTACGTCACTGAACGACATCGTGAAAGTGGATCGTAGCCTGGGTGGCATTGACTCGACCAATTATCCCTGGTGGGATGCAGTCGTTCAAACCAACGCCGCGGCCTCCGTGGCAGAGGCAACGACTGAAACCGACACCGACTATTTGCTGGATTCCATGTCTCAGCTGTTCAACGATATTTCAGACCCGCCCGACAAGGCGAACCTGATTATCTCCCCATTCGATCCTACCGAGTGGTACGAGCACATCGTTGGCCGGCAGGCAAGATGGACCGGCGAGAGTATGCTTGCTGATCTCGGTTTTGAAGTTTTCCGGTATAAGAACACGCAATGGGTAGTGGATAAAGGTGCGACAGAATCGCAGATATTCATGCTGAACCTGAAGTACCTGTATTTCAAGGTTCACCCGCAGCGGAACTTTAGCTGGGAAGACTTCCGCAAACCGACCAAGCAAGACGCCGCAGTCGGCTACATCCGTTGGATGGGTCAGTTTGTATGCAGTCAACCCCGTCGTCAAGGCGTCCTAACCTTCGATACGATTTAGGAGTAATCCATGAGTGGCGATAAAGAACTATTTGGTTCTCTACTGACTCTGGTCGAAACTACTCGGTCGGAGCGAGTTGGGACGATTCGGGGGGATGAATTTGGAAACAAGTACATCTATCTTCAGGGTATCGCATCCGTCGCGTTGGGTAGCGTTGTAACCTACAAGATCACCTCTCGTACAGCCTGTACGATGGTGCTGGCAGTCGCAGGGTCGAAGGGCCATATTGCGGTTGCTATGGCAGCCGTCATTGCAAGTTCGTATGGGTGGTTCCAGATCGAAGGTTGGAACGAAGAAGTCCTTGCCATTAGTGGCGGGGATGCTGCTGTCGGTGGTCGGGTTTTCCTGACTTCCACGGCTGGCTCAATCGACGATGTGGTCAACGAGGGCGATGAGATCATCGGTATGCAGTTTACCGTCCAAGAAGGTGAAACCACACTGGGCGCAGCTTACGCTGGCGTCTATATGAACGCAGCACGCGTTCTCGACGGTGTGGCAACTCCTGATTTGACTCAGGTAGATGCTTCCGTACTCTACGCCGTCGGTGCAAGGTTCACGGATGAGGATGGCAACGTCTTTATCTACTTGCAGGGCTTAGCTTCTACAGCAGAGGGCGATTGGGTCACTTACCGGATCACATCGACGGCAGCAGCAGTTACAAAACGTGCAGTCGCGGGTGACCAGGGTAACCTGGCTATCGCCATGGCTGCGATCATTGGCAGCAAATTCGGATGGTATCAAATCTTTGGTAATAACCTGAGAGCTGGTGCGATCACTGGCGGTAACGCCGCTGCCGCTGCTGCGGTATTCCTTACTGCAACAGCCGGTAAAATGGATGATGTAGAGGTGTCCGACGATCGTGTTTCTGGCGCAGTTTTCTCTGTCCAGGAAGGCGAGCTGTCAGGCAACCCCGCCGCATTAGCCGGCGCCAATATATCGTATCCGTCCTGCGGAATGGATTGGCCTCTCCGGCCGGTCTTGACGCAGATCGACAACGCGGCACTTTACAGTGTTGGCCGTCGATACACGGATATAGTTACTGGCGACGTGTGGGTCTACTTGTCCGGTATCACCAGCTGTGTTGAGGGTTCGTGGTTGACGTATTACATTACGTCGGTAGCTGCTTCTGTGACTGCCCTACTCGCTGCAAATGCGATTGGGCTGGTTGCGATCGCAGTAGGCGCGCTCGAAAACACCAAGTTTGGTTGGGCTCAGATTGCCGGTAATAACCTGAGAGCGAAAGCGACTTCTGGCGGTGATGCCGCCGCTGGCGCGATCGTTTACTATCAGGCTTCCGGTATCGTGGACGATCAAGTTTCTGCTGGCGATATGGTTCATGGAGCCGTCTTTAGTATCCAGGAGGGGGAGCTTTCGGGCAACCCAGCTGGACTAGCAGGCGTCACCATAGCCTATCCGTTTGTCACAGACGAGAGTACTTAACCATTGTGCTCTGCTGGAGGGTCGGAACTCGCACCCGGCTCTCCAGCACCACATCATTGAGAGAGTTGAAAAATGGCAGGATTTACCGTAACTGAAATGGTGGATATGCTCGGCCTCCGACTGGAGGATGCAGACGAAGGCGTATTCTCCAAGGCACTGAAGCTGATGTCCTTGAATTGGGCTCAGCTCGAACTCACCAGCCTGATCCACATGGGTTACCTCACGGAGCTGGAAGTCAAGGATTTCGACATCACCTGTGCCCTGGTCACCAACGATAACGAAGGCTCGATCGCCTACAGTGAGTTGTCAAAGCAACCGCTGGCAAATGGGATCCAGCGCGTCAAGATCCATGATGGGGCCTGGGCGCACCTGATCGACGCTGACGAGGCACGGAAGGATGTCAATGCGTGGAACCAGGGCTCGAATAGTCGGCCCCTAGCCTACGTCCAGAGTAAGCGCATCTACCTGGCCGCTTCCGACGACATCCAGCATATCGACGTTCATTATCTTCGGGAGCCGGAGTCAATGGTCGCCCAATTCACCGTGGCCAGCGTGGCCAGCGGGGCCGTCGTTTCTGCGCCGGACCTGGACTCCTACTACATCGAACTCACGTTCACCACTCCTGGCTGGACGGCAGATGAGTTCAACGGTATGATCGG